TGTTGTCCAAATCGCACTATTCTCTTGGTCAAGGTCAGAAAGCTTCATCTGAGTTCGACTTCCACTATTTGCTATAAAATCTTTCATATTAATGAATTGACGTCATCCATATAATCAATATCGCTATCTTCTGTAATAATAACATTGGATACGCCTCTTTCTATCATAACTTCAGCTTTTCTACCTGGGTGAGTTAAGTGTCTTGAATCAGAAGTATCTTCTTCTATTTCAAGAGCGTCAATTTCTTTTATTAAATTTTTTGTACCGGCTGTGATGTAGTAATCGCTTGAACTTTGCGGTATTGCTCTTGCTTGTGGGCCGGTTCCACCTAATTCTTTTTGTGATATATCTTGATTTACCTTTTTATAGGTATCTTCTAGAAATAACATATAATTTGCTTGAGTTTTTACAACAGCTGTTAATTTATCTTGTAGTTGTCCAAATACTTCAAATAGTCTAGGATGAGTATTTCCTTGATTAATTTCTTCAGCAATTTTTTCAATTGCCATTCGAATGGTTTTTAATTGAAAGAAAATATTTTGAATACTTGAATTATCAAGAACCTGTTTCTGTTTAATATATTCATGCTTGTCTAGTACGCCAAGATCAACATAAAACGAAAGAAGAGAGTCGGTAATATTTTTAGCCTGCTTTTCAAAACCTGCATTCATTTCAATAAAATCCAATGGAGGTGCTGCTGCAATTTCAGCAAGTTGCTCATCAATATTATCGTCTTCCTGATTAGGTCCACCTGAGTAGCTACTCAATAGTGATTCAAGTTCGCCCTTAATTTGAGCCTTTTTTTCCTTTGAGAATACTGGTCCAGCCATACATTAGTTTAGTCGATTTTCATTCTTATCTAGCGCTGGATTTGCAAATATTTTAATTTGTTTAACTGCCTCAATATGCTCGTATATGTAAGCTTCAATATATGCAATAAACGAATCTAGTATTGGGTTTGCTCCAAACATTTGATTTGAAAGGACTCGCTTCATTAAGTTATCTTTATACATATAACCTAAATGAAGACGTTTGTCTTTTCTATTATACACCTTTTGGTATAGAGAGTTTCTTATCATATAATTCCAGTATTTTTACGAGCAACTTGTGCTTTAATTGAAATATTTAGTGCGCCTAGTGCCGAGTCGGATAAACCTTCGGCATACTTATTACCTTGAGAATCAGTCCAACCTCCACGTACTACTGGAAATTCGTCTAACCCAATAATAATATCGTTAAAATCATCAAGCCCTACTAGAGTTTCACTTGCTGGATTTGCAGTTCTATAAAGTTCATTAAGCTCGCTTAGCATATTAATACTAACTGAATCAACTCCATTAATTGCTTCAACTACTGTAATTAAATCACTTTTTGGAACACGATCTTGGCGTTTTAATTTAATGAAATATTTACCTAGAGCATCAGCAATATCAGACTTAACAATATCTTGAGAAACATCATCAAACGCAATAATACTTAGATTAATAATGTATCTGGTAATTTTTGGATCAACTATTTTTAAGTCAGTTGAAATCATTTTTGTTCCAGATTTTTCAACATATTTCATTAACTCGTTCTTTTGAAAATTTGTTAACTTAAAATTGCTGATTGGTAAATTAAAATAATCAGTTCCATTTTTAAACATTTGGGTAACATCTGGTACTAAGAATAAATTAATCATTCTAGAATCTAGGATATTGCCAGTTGAATCTTGATCTAGAAATACTTTAATTGTTGAAAACATTTGCATTTTTTGCAATAGAACTTCATAATTATCTAGATTAACTAGTGCAAAACTTTTTGATGCTCGCGGTGCAATTAATCGGGTTAAGGTAGGATCCTCTGGGTCTACTCCAAAATTTGGAGCACTTATTGTTACAATTGTAAAATAGTCACTCATTATAATTTCTTCCCCAATTGGAGAAAATCCAGTATCAACAAAAGAAAATACTACTTGTGCATTATTATCAACTTTAACATTGCCAGAAGAACCGTCAGTATTTAAGTATTCAACCACAATGGTTGACCCGGTATTTGGAATTTTACCAAATGATCCATTACCAAAATAGATGTCTAATCCATTTGTTATACCGGTTTTTGCAAGAAAACCTTTTGCTCCTCTTGGAATATCTAATAAGGACTCGTATTTGGTCCATTTCTCTCCATTAACGTATACATTAACGATAAAATTATCAATATAAAAATTGTTTGGTGCTCCCATTTGATAGCTTTCAAATGCAATACCTTTTGCTGTAAATGTTTGGGATTCAATTTGGCCTTGACGAATACTAAAAATTGCAGTAGTTTCTGCACCACTTAGTGCAAGTCTAACTTCTTCTTGAGTAAGTTCAATTGCATAGGTAAGTCCATTATTTTCACAACGAACTCTAAATAGGTTATTAAGCACAACTTTAGTGGCCGGCGCTGTAATATTGGGTTTTCTAACAAGTCGGATTTGACCAGTTGCACCAATTGCTCTACTTGGGTTATGGCCAGCCAAAGTGGCTAATGAATAGATTGATGAAACTCGACTTGCTTCATTTATATTTAGTTCAGTAATTGAGTCTTCAATATAATAAAAAATAAGTTGACTTAAGTTTTCTACAACAATTAATAGCTGCCCAAATGGAGAAGCTGCAGTAAATACAGAACGGCTCTGTTTAAACTTTGTTTGTAAGAATTGTATAGTTTCGCTAAGAATATCTCTAACTCGTATATTTAAACTAGTAAAGAGCCTTAGACTGGTATTTTGTTTAGTAAGGTTTGCCATTTAAGGAGTAGCTTCTTTTAGGTTATTTATCAGCAGAGTAAAACGTTTATGAAAGAGACCACCTGTATAAATAATTAGGTATAATAGTTATTATATGGGGATAACCGGTTTTGACAGAAATTATCGGTTACGCTTGCACGCCGAGGATGATGCTAAGACTCGTTAAAATGTATTACAAACAATAAGTGGCAACACTACTTTCTGGAGCCTAGTTAACCAAGGCGTTAACACTCCTGTTACTGAAGAGCTTTTAGCTGCATAAGTAACCAAGCGGCAACTGCTTGACTAACCAAAGTTGCAAAACCAGCATGGCGTAGCGGCCAAGTCGAACCGTTACCGACTTTAACTTTAAGTCGTTAAAGAATAAGATATTTCGTCCAATTAGAAAAATGGACTAAGCGTGTAAATGAAAGTTTAATTAGAGGTTTTTTGGACGGCGGTTCGATTCCGCCTATCTCCACCACAAAAAGGTATCCAGCATTGGGTACCTTTTTTATTTTCTAAGAGTTGAGTCTGGACATAAATAAATAAACCAGATGAAAACATTAAACACAGACGATATTTTTCTAAGAAATTTAACAATTGCCTTGCTTGATTTGTTAAACGGAGAAATGGAGATTATTATTGCAAGGAATGATCATAATGAAACTTTTAAAGTTCCATTTCTTTATAATTATGGAACAGATGAAGGCTTCTTAAAGGATTTTTATATTGGCCTGCCAGATAACTGTCGCATTCCAGCAGCAGAAGGCACCTATGATATTATTCCTAGAGGAATTGTAACTTTGTCAAGCTTCCAAGTTAAACCTTCTGATATTACAAATAAGTTTGTTAGGGGTAGTTTTACTGAACCTGAAAGAGGAGAAAATGATGAAAATATCCTAACTGGCTATTCAGCTCAGCTATTTTCTTTTCCAATGTCAATTAAATTCGATATTAAAATTATTTGTGATAACTTAAATAAAGCATTTAAGATTGCTGAAAATATGTTACATATTTTTTATTCAAACCGGGTAATGTATTTTCAATATCACGGAGTAAGAATTCCTGCTCAATTTCAATTTCCGGCAAATGAAACAGTTGATAAGACTTATAAGTTTACAATGCTTGAAAATAATAAACTAAACGTTATTTTATCAGTTGACGTTGAGACATATTTACCTAGTTTTGAACATACTTCTAAACGTAAAAGTTCAAATGTTATTGAAAGATTTGAAGTTAATCGTAAAGGCCCAGGTGGTGATAAATTAACTAAAACTGAATGGGTTGATCAAAACAGTCCAAATACTTAAAATAATAAAATAAACAAATGTCAACTTCAAAATCATTTGCATACAATACAGGTTCTCCAATTGCTGGAACTGACCAAGTTGGAGATCTAGCAATTAGCGTAGACGCCCAAGATTACACAACTTCACCTGGTGGAGTTCAATGGTGGCAAGGTCCTGATGAAGATTTGGGATATGTTATTGCGTATTCGCAGCCTGATGGACTACACCCAACTCCAATATTCGGTACAACTGCATCAGTTGGATTTAATAGAGCAACCTCATTGACCGAAGCAGCTTTCATTAACGTTGCAAATAGCGTAAGCGGCCAAGTTTTTATAAGCGGCAATGCTGCAAGTACCTGGTTAACTGATAACGGATATTGGAATAATTGGTCAAGTTTTGGAAGTTCAGGATTTCAATGGATGACAATTAGTTCAGTTACCGGAAGTTCAGCATCAGGAGTAGGTCAAAACTCAATTGGAATTACAATTAGTCAAAGCGCTGGAGGTATGGAACAGCATACTGGTATGTATGCGGCAAATACATTCCCAGAAGAATATGGAGTACCGTTTGATGGTATTCAAATTTTAAATCAATCAGCTGGAATATTTACAGCAATATTTAGCCAACCTGTTACAGATCCATTGGTTGCATTTGCCAGCGTAGGTAATCCTGGATTACAGGTGCCAGTTCAAGTATCTGCGCCATTTACTCCAATTTGGGAAACTGCTACCACTTATCAAAATGCAGTTAATGGAACTCAATACACTCAGTTTACTGGACAAGAAGGATATAATATTATTCGAATAGACGGTACCGTAAGTATGGTAAGTTTTAATTACACCGTGTCGGAATACTATTGTACAGTTTGCTTTGGATTTGTTGATCAAAATGCATAATTAGTCAAAATCTAATTCCAGATCAAAATTATAATATTGGAAAGTTGCAGTGAAAGTTGTAAACTGCGGAGTTATTGATGAATATGATAGATTCATTTCACTTAATGACTTTAGCATTGGTCTATTAAAAATAATAGACGAAACTGCATAACCTTCATTATTTAAGAGAGTTAATCGGATTGGATGAAAGAATGGATGATTTACATTTGAGATTGGATTTACCGTTAACGCTTGGCCTAATGAATTATTGCCAAGATTCTCTGGATTAACATTTGCTGGTTCTAAATAATTTAGCGCATTATCTAAAAATATAAAATAGTTTAGGTATGCATCAGTTAACTTAAAAGTTAATTTAAGCTCTCTAGTAAATTGATCAGCTATTGGTTTTGCACTCTGTAATTCTTGAATCTTGCCAAGTGTTCGGATTTGAGTTGGTAAAGTTGAAGAAAATCCTGGAAAATTCACAGTTTGTATAGTTGATGCCATAAAATCAGATAATGACTTATATGGCAATAGCAGACTTCTATAATATTTGTTGTACTTTTGCTGTACTACATCATTAAAGAAGTCCATTGGTAAGTTTATGAGAAAACTGTTTTGTCTGGCGTTTAATAGCATATAGAATTATCTATATTAGAATTGTCTTTAACTTTTCAATTACCTGATCAGCAGTGATTAATTTTGAACATTCGAATTGACGAGGTGTACCTTTTTGATCTGGGCACCAATTCCAATCACCAGCATTAAGCCTTAATCGGTTTGCGCAACCTGAACAAGCTCCAGTTGGTGCAGCTAATTTAATAATATCGCCATCTGGTTCATTATAAGGTTCAGTAAAACCGGAGATTTGAATACTTGGAGTATTTGTTACCCAAGCTAGCCAAGTTAATCCACTACTTATTCCAATAAATGCTGCGCATTCAGTTAATTCAGTAATTACTCGGTCAATTGTACCAGCTTCAAGTTTAGCAGCTCCAACCGGATTGCGGTTTCCCATATAACCGTCTTCTTCTCTAGATAATATTACAGGTTCATAACCATTTGCAATTAACCAATCTGTAACTTCTTGCCAGCCGGTTGGATTATTCCAATATTTTGCTTGAGCAGTACTATGAATTCCAAGGCCTACTTTTTTCTTAACTATTGGACCAGTTGGATAATTAATAATTGGTTTAACCTCTTTATATTCCAAACCTAAAATATCGGTTGCAGTTCTTTGTAATGGACCTAATTTAAAATCTCTAGGATTTTTTTCACGATCAATATTATCTCCATTATGGAACCATCCAATTCTGTACATTGCATGTAAATTAGTTACCATTTGGCCAGGTTCAATTAATTCAATATTTGGATAAGTATCTTTAAATAGTTGATTCCAAAAAGTTGAACAGATTATAATACAATCGTGCTTCTTTCTAAATTCTTCAACATACGGAAACCATGCTAAAGTATCGCCTAGTGCTTTTGACTCTAGTGGAATATAGACACGCTTGCCTTTTAGGTCAGTATTAAATATTATTACTGGATTTCCGTTCTGGTCCGTAACTTTAATTTTCCAATCTTTAAAATATTTGATTGAACTTTTTGCCCACGCTCCGCCGCTTAATTTTGTTGAATAAACTAATTTGTCAGTTTCATTATCAATAAAGTCTACTTGATATTTCATTGGACTTGTAGTTTTTAATTCAACAAACGGTCCATCTACTAAATTATGATTTACGGTAGGTAGTGCCTGAACTCCATCAATTGTTACATGATTCATTTTTGCAAAATTTTGGAAGTCATCATTTAAAAATTGAGTGAATGCGCATTTACCTAAATAATTAACAGTTACTGTATAACCTTTACGATATTCGCCTAATTTAATAAGTAGAAAGTCTCCCTTTTTAAGAGTAGTAAACTGCACTGTTCCATTATACTTAATTTCAAGTAGGTAATCTTTGGTTGCAGGTTCATCGTGAAATCCTGAAACTAGATGTAAATATAAATTATTAAAATCGTCAGCTGCTGTATAAATTTGAAATTTAGCATCGTCTCTTAGGATACCATCTCTATTCCAAACAGCTTGTGTATTTAATTCATTTGAATTTGCAATATAATTAGTTACCCAAATATCCTTAGCGTGTTTTTCTAAATAGTGTAAAAATACTCTTTCTAATTGCCAACCATTTGGGCGATCCATAAAGTAATCCTTTTTTGTTTTTACTTCATTTATAATATTTAGGGCAACCTCAGTTTTAATTGAGAAAATAAAGGTTGCCATAAATTTAGCTAGGTGAGTATCAGTTACCGAGCCTTCATGATATTCATAAATTACGGCATCATGCTGATGAGCTCTTTCTAAAAAGGCTTGGCGATATTGAAAGGTATCAAGTAGATTATCATATTCCATAAAGTGAATCATCTTCTTTCCTAGATATTTACAGAAATTAAAAGCATGTGTCATTGATCTCCAAATTGCATAGTCATGGTGATATTCCATTTCTGTATCAACTCTAGTTTTTCCAAATGTACACCATCTACCGCTGCCTACTTTATATTCTTCAAATTCAGAATTTAATAGCAGTGGATTTTCTTTATCATACAAATAATAGTCAACTAATTTTTGAATTTCCGGTTTAATTGCATAATGCGAAACCAATAAGATTGGAATTCCTGAAAATTCTCTAAGTTTTTTAATACACTCAATTAGGTCAGATTCTTTTTCTGGAGTATTTGGCCAAGTATCAACAACAAAAATATCATCAGGATATTCATTCGGCCTAATTATTGAAGGTCTATTATCTACTGAGTATTTTATGTCATTTGCAATTCCACCTTTAACTCCAAAGAAATATAGATCGCCTGGGTTTGAATTATATTCAAAAACTCCATCTGGAAAAGCTTCGTCAAAACCTTTTACTTTATGAATATCTTCTTCGGTTAAGTTCTTATAATAATCAGACCATTCTTCTGAAATATTTGCAAGCAATGGAGCTGCCCAACTTCCATCTGACTTTCTGGTTCCATGTTCAGGTCTTCCAATTGAAGCACATGTAAATATAAATGCTCCACCAGGTTTTAGCATTCGAATAATGTTTTGTAATGACATTTCATAGAACATATCATGTTCAAATACTTCAGTTGAAATTATCAAGTCAAACTGCTCGTCTGGTGCATCATATAAATGAGCAACTTGGATAACATCAACATTTTGGCCTTCTCCCACGTCTAATCCAATATAATTACAGTTGGTTAGCATAAATCGGTTATTGCCATTTATGTCCAATGATCCAATATCTAAAACTTTTTTGCCAGTGAAATATTTTGGGAAAATACCACTCATTTTTTTACAAAATTCTTGCTGTTGAGGATGTGCCATTTTTACTTATCTTTTTGTTATTATTGTTATTCCATTTAGGAAATTTACTGATTCAATATCAGTGCGAATTGTTAAACCTTTTTCTTTTGTCTGTTTAGTTAAGAAGTCTTCTCTTCTAGCATGCACGTTCCAAAATTCTTCTTGCATTTGCCCATTAAAATTAATATCATCTACTAGATTTTTTGTAAATTCAATAGAGGAACCTGGGTGTTTAAAACCGCCTTCGTAATCTTCCCAATACGACGTGCAAGTATCTTCAATTACATATACTCCTTCCGGTTTTACGTGGTCAATTAAATGATTAAATGAGGTAATTACATGACGGTTAATGTGAGACCCATCATCAAGTACCATATCAAATGGTCCCCATTTTTGGGCAACCCATTTTAAAAAATTAGCATCATCTTGAGACCCAATTTCTACAAAAACCTTTTTATCTGGATTTTCGTATTGTTTGCATGAAGGTTCAATATCAATGCCAATAATTGTTGCATTTGGATAGTATTCTCTCCAAGTAGAAAGAGACTCTCCATGCAATACCCCAATTTCAAGAATTTTTAAAGGCTCTAATTGGTTAAATGGTAACCACTTCTCGTATTTTACACAATAGTTGTGAATTTCAGAAGATTTGTCAGTGCCTTTAGAAAGGGCAATTGTATTTAGTGATCTCATATTATTTCCAAAAATAAATTAATTGTAGTGCATTATTAGGGCCGCAAAATAGTAAGTATGAATTAAAACCTAATCTGTTAAATCTGACAATAAATTCATCACGTAATTCTTCATTAAAATTAAGGTGTTCATGATGATATTCAACTGCAACATTTCGAATCTTAGCTAAGTTAGCATCACTAATGCCTTTTAGTGCAATAATTTCAGAACCTTCAATATCTACCTTTAAGAAGTCAATTCGGTCAATTAAACCATTGTCTAAAATATAGTCTAGGGTATATAGATTAACGTCGTATTGAGTAACAGTTGGATCTTTTTGATGCCATAAGTTAGAGCCACCTAAGTGAGAACTTTCAGTTAAGGTTAAGGTTCCTAATTGATCTCCAATTGCTGCATTAAATAGGACGGCATTTGCTGGCGCATTTTGTTTTAGGATCTCAAAATACCTACGATCAGGTTCAAAGGTTACAATTTTACTTGCTCCCATATGATATGCATACCGAGTAAAGATTCCAATATTTCCACCAAGATCAACCACTACATCTCCTGGTTGGATTTTAACAACTGGATTTTCTGAGCGGTGTGGATGTTCATAATCAGTTAAGTTATAAATTTCATGATAAATTGCATAATCCCATCCGTATTTATAGGCAATATCCATTGTACCACCTTGTACTTGTTTAATTGAACCTAAATTTTTAATTTCGTCCTTAGCAACAAAGAAATATTCAGTATCATGGAAATTTTGGTCTCTTTGAGCTTTAATATGGTCAATCATGATTTGAGCAAAGCCTAGATTTTTATTTCCATGAAAGTATAGAATTTGGTCTTTATTCTTTGGGATAAATTGCCAGCCGTATACTTTTCCAAAATTCTTAGGGCCTTGATCTCTCCAAAAAGAAATAAAGTGTTCCATTGCTTTGCCAGTTGTTCCAAGTAAATCGCCGTCCCATTCAGAAACATCAAAATTTGAAATTGGTAAAAACCTATTATAACCATATTTGCATCTTAGGTAATTATCAATACCTTCATCATTCCATTGTAATAAACTTGGATAGTCCGCAAGATCAGTTTCTTTATATACTGTTAAGATTTCATTAAACCACCATTCGCAATTTCGATTGTATACGTACATGCAAATATGGGCTTTGGTAGCAAGACGCTTAACTCCTTTGGCTTTGCATAAATTTTCATTAAATAATTGCTGACCTCTTGAACCGTCAGGTTTTGTATAATATCCAATAAAATCTTCCTGTACATGAATATCAGCTAATGGATAGTTTTCGATATTTGCAAAATGCTCTGATAATTTATCGATTGTATGGTTTGCAATAATATCACCATCCAACCAAACAAAATTTTCAAAACTTTCTTCAAAGGCTGCAAGACAGGCATATTGCTTCCAATACCATTTATCATAGTTTGAATAGTAGGGAATTGTTAATTTTCGGGCAATTACATTTGGCAAATAGTCAAACGGAACATCACAGTCAATTCCATAAACAATAAGTTTACGGTTTGAGAATTCCAATAGCGATTCAGCTAATTTCTGAATGATCGGCATATAGGCCAGGTTACCGCAGGTCACCCATGCAAAGTCAGTTGAGTATTCATTTACCTCAGGTTGAATGAGGTCCTGGATGTGATCTTGTGCGATTTTTGCTGCATTTTCCCAAGTGAATTGGGTTCGGATTTGTTTTGATTCCATTAGCGCGGATTTTTTATAAATTTCATAATTATCATAAACTTCTCTAAGTCTAAGCTTAAGATCTTCAAAGTTTGGCTCAACGAAATTACCTGGAGCATTTGGATTCCAAGATTCGTCATTTGCAACACCAGCTGGAACTTCTCCATGGGTTGCTACTGGTAAACCTTTACCTGCAGCAAATTCTAATTGAGCTCCCCAATCAGAATAGATTGATGGGGTACCGCAGGCCATTGCCTCAATTAGTGGAAGATTCCAACCTTCACTACGAGCACAAGAAACAAATACATCAGCCGTTTGTAATAAGTTGACATAGTCAGCTTTGCTTAAATGAGTAAGTATTTTAATGCCTTTATGAGTTAAGCCAAATTTGGCAAGACGTTCTTGAGTATTTGAACAGTCGTCATTTGCAAATGGATTTTCAACATTTAGGATAAGTTCAACATTTTCATCTTCTGAAAAGGTATCAATGAATGCTTTTATAATTTCTTTAGTAGATTTGCGATATTCCCAGCGGCCAACTACAACAAATCTAAATGGGCGACCTTCTGGAAATGAGGTCTCTCGAGAAATGGGTTTAAACATTTGGGTATCAACTCCCTCAGGTACAACCTTTACTTTATCGGCTCGAATTCCTTGGACAATTGTGCACTCTTTTTGCCAGCTGCTTGGAACCCAAACTTGGTCAAAGGTTTGTAAGTGTTTAAAAAAATCTTCTGGATATTTAGTAGTTTCCCAAACATTATAGGCAATTTTTGGGCCATCATACTTATCACCAAAATATTTATGATTAACATCATTTAAGACAATGTGAACATCAGGTTTTCCAGGATTTGGATAGTTTTGATATAGTGGAAACTCTTGTGAAAGGTTTGGGGTCTGTAAAGTTTGTTGAGTTAGGATTGTTTTTAACTCAGTATCAATATAATACTCATCATTATGAGGTTCATCATTATTATAACCCGTCCAGGTTGAACCTACTGTCCAATTTCTGACATCAACTCTTAAATCTTCTAGAGAATTTAGGGCTTTAAAGAAATTTCTAGAATGACAATTGTATCCAGTTTCCCCAATAATTGAGGTGTGCGCTTTAATTTTAATCGACATGCCTTTTGCTAAACTTTTTATTTTATACTAAAGTTTAGCAATAAGGTTATGTAATCTTAAAAAAATTATGCAGCAGTTAAGCCTAGGGCAGTTAAGACTTTGGTAACAATAACACTATCATTTGTACCCCAATCAGATATATCAGTTAACCGAACTGCACCACTACAGATAATTGCATTGCCGCTATCCATTAATTGATAAATCACAGAAACTGAGGTTGCGCCTAATTCATAGGTCATGGGTATAAATTTAATACTGGTTGCAGTTTTGCCGAGTATTGAATAGTTTTGAATATTAGTAGTCATGATTTTATTTATTTTTGTTTTTAACTAATTATGGAGCAATTTCAATTGTAATAGAATATCTTCTAAAAAATGGTAATCCAGGGGTGAAAAACGAGATCGGGCCTGGAGGTATCGATATTGGAGGTCCACCAACAAAGTCGGCAATATTAAAGCCAGTATCAATGTCAGTTAGCCGAAGCTGCACTAAGTTTACTGGGAATGGTGCACTATTGTCTAAATTAATGGTATGCTCAAAGTCTGCATTTGGCATGAAGTGCTGATAGTAATATGTAACTGGTCCACCGTTTATACTCGTGAGGCCAGTACTAAATGGGGTATTAGTAAAATAGGTATAAGGACCACTGGTTCCATCGTTTATCACTAATTCAACCATTATGTCAAACGAAGAATTATTCATAACTTCGCCGTCATATGTGTGCTCATCAGTCCAGTGTCGATAATTATAAAACTGGTCAAATCCAATTGCACCTGCAACTGCGTTGGCTGCAGCCCAATAGCTTAATCCTTGTGGGTCATTTCGGTTGATGTCATAAGTACCAGCATATGTACCACTGAGTATTTTCCATCTAAACTCAGGAGCGCCCGTCTTATCTGGGTAAATCTGATTCCCGACACTGGCAGAAGCCCCAGACTGTTGAGTTAATAGTGCAGCAATCGAAGATTTGTCGTCTGGCGCCCAAACGACCGCCATTACTCCAGTTGGTGTTCCGTCTATCGGCATTACTTATAATAATTTTTCAATTTGATCCCGTAAGTCATCAATTTGGTGCTGTTGCTGCTTGATTGCCTCAATTAGGACTGATACAAGTGCTGGATAGGCAACTGCCTTGGTGCCATTCTCATTTTCAAATACAACTTCCGGAAATACTGTTTCCATTTCCTGTGCAATAACACCCGCATGAACTCGAGTCTTATCCTCTTGATCATTTCTGGTGAAGGTAACTCCTCTCATTGATGTTACCTTAGCTAGAGCATCAGTGATGGTCTTCACATTATCTTTAACTGATCTATCTGAGTATGCTATAATATTAGCAGTTGCATAAATATCGCCGCCTACTTCTAATCGATAAGTTGGACCGGTTCCATTAGCAATAGATAGTCTGCCGTTTGTAACATCGTAGTGCATATTTGTTGCAGCTATGGTAGTTGCTGCAGAGAAGTAGGCTATTCGGTCAACTGTACTTGATGTAATAGTTCCAGTAGTACCGCCTGAAGTTCCAGAAGAACCAGTAGTTCCGGATGTTCCGCTTGAACCAGTTCCACCAGTTCCACCGCTTGTTCCGGATGTTCCAGCCGTACCTGATGCACCAGAAACTCCGCTTGTTCCACTAGTTCCAGAAGAACCAGTTCCACCAGTAGCGCCGCTTGTTCCAGAAGTTCCACTTGAGCCATTAGAACCTGATGTTCCAGAAGACCCATTAGAACCAGACGTACCTGAGGTACCTCTTGTTCCAGAAGTTCCAGAACTTCCGTTTGAACCATTAGAACCTGATGTTCCAGAGCTACCATTTGAGCCGGATGTACCGCTTGTACCTGATGAGCCATTTGATCCATTAGAACCAGAAGTTCCAGAAGAACCGTTTGAACCGGATGTACCAGAAGTACCAGATGATCCATTTGAACCAGAAGTTCCAGAAGTACCTCTTGTTCCTGAAGTTCCAGAACTTCCATTTGAGCCATTTGAACCAGAAGTTCCAGAGCTACCATTTGAGCCTGATGTACCACTTGTACCTGATGAGCCGTTTGACCCAGCAGATGCCATTAGCGTCCATTGCGCTGGACTAGTAGACGGGTTATTTCCTATATTACTTGATACTATAGAAATATAAGAACTTCCGTTAAATGAAATTACATCATTAATCGCATAAAGAGTACCACCAACCCAAATACCTTTCCATATAAAACTTGTACCACTAGTACCAGCTGATCCTGAAGTTCCTGATGTACCTGAGCTGCCATTAGAACCTGAAGTACCTGATGTTCCAGAAGAACCGTTTGAACCAGATGTACCAGAGGTTCCTGACGTACCTCGTGTTCCAGAAGAACCAGAGCTACCGTTTGATCCGTTAGAACCTGAAGTTCCAGAAGAACCATTAGAACCTGATGTACCCGAGCTTCCATTTGATCCATTAGAACCTGAGGTTCCAGAAGAACCATTTGAGCCTGAAGTACCTGAAGTACCACGTGTTCCTGAAGTACCAGACGAGCCTGATACACCTGCAGCAGATATGTCAACAATAATATCAGTGCCAGCAGATGGCGTCCAAGGTGTACCTGAAACATAAGTTACTGGAAATTCCCAATATATTCCAGTATCAAAACCTACACCAGTTGTTCTATAATATACAATTTGACCACCAATTCCACCATTTGTCTTAATTAGTGTGCCAGTACCAATTGATGGATACACTCCACTATAATTGGTTGAAGTTAATGAAACTTCCGCTATGTTTAATAGAGAAGTTGCAGCATCTAAATTACCATTATTACTATAAATTTTAGTACTGGCTAATGGAGTACCCCAATCCCAACCGTCACTAATTGCTGCTCCACTTGCTCCAGTTGAGCCTGATGTGCCGGACGTTCCTGAGCTTCCATTAGAACCGGATGTACCAGAAGTACCACGTGTTCCTGAAGTACCGGAACTGCCATTTGAACCAGAAGTTCCACTAGAGCCGTTTGAGCCGTTTGAGCCGGAAGTTCCTGAAGAACCATTAGAACCTGATGTACCAGAACTTCCGTTAGAGCCATTTGAACCTGATGTACCAGAACTTCCGTTAGAACCATTTGAACCTGATGTACCTGAAGATCCATTTGAGCCATTTGAACCTGATGTACCAGAACTTCCGTTAGAACCATTAGAACCTGAAGTACCTGAGCTTCCATTTGAGCCAGAAGTACCGCTTGAACCGTTTGAACCATTTGAGCCGGATGTTCCTGAGCTACCGCTTGAACCGTTTGAACCAGAGGTTCCTGAGCTACCATTTGAACCAGAAGTTCCCGAAGAACCGTTTGAGCCAGACGTACCGCTTGAACCGTTTGAACCATTTGAGCCGGATGTTCCTGAGCTACCGTTTGAACCAGAAGTACCTGAAGTACCTCTTGTTCCAGAAGTTCCTGAAGAACCATTTGAGCCGGATGTTCCTGAGCTACCATTTGAGCCGTTAGAGCCTGAGGTACCTGAAGTTCCACTAGAACCGTTTGAACCATTTGAACCAGAAGTACCGCTTGAACCGTTTGATCCATTTGAACCTGATGTTCCTGAAGAACCATTTGAACCTGATGTTCCACTTGAGCCATTAGAACCATTTGAACCTGAAGTACCTGAAGTTCCTGAGCTTCCGTTTGAACCAGATGTTCCTGAGCTACCATTTGAGCCGTTTGAACCTGAAGTTCCACTTGAACCATTTGAGCCGTTTGAACCTGAGGTTCCGCTTGAGCCGTTAGAACCGGAAGTACCTGAGCTACCGTTAGAACCTGAAGTTCCAGAAGAACCATTTGATCCATTAGAACCAGAAGTTCCAGAAGAACCATTTGATCCATTAGAACCTGAGGTACCACTTGAGCCGTTAGAACCATTTGAACCTGATGTTCCGCTTGTTCCCGAAGTTCCAGAAGAACCTCTTGTTCCTGAAGTTCCAGAAGAACCATTAGAACCTGACGTTCCACTTGAACCGTTTGATCCATTTGAACCAGATGTTCCTGAAGAACCATTTGAGCCGGAAGTACCAGAGCTACCGTTTGAGCCATTAGAACCTGAAGTACCAGATGTTCCAGAAGATCCATTAGAACCTGAAGTTCCACTAGTTCCAGAAGAACCATTAGAACCATTAGACCCTGAGGTACCAGAGCTTCCATTTGATCCATTAGAACCTGAAGTTCCTGAACTACCATTTGAGCCATTAGAACCAGAAGTACCGCTTGATCCATTTGAGCCATTAGAACCTGATGTACCAGAACTTCCGTTTGATCCGTTTGAACCGGAAGTTCCGCTTGTTCCAGATGTACCAGAAGTACCTCTGGTTCCTGAAGTTCCAGAAGAACCATTAGAACCTGATGTGCCAGAAGAACCGTTTGAACCTGAAGTTCCTGAGCTTCCATTTGATCCATTAGAACCTGAAGTTCCACTTGAACCGTTTGAACCGCTTGTTCCTGAAGTTCCAGATGAACCGTTTGAACCTGAAGTTCCACTAGTACCAGAAGTACCTGAAGTACCTCTTGTTCCTGAAGATCCTGAAGTTCCTGAGCTACCATTAGAGCCATTTGAACCAGATGTTCCTGAGCTACCGTTTGATCCATTTGAACCAGATGTTCCTGAGCTACCGTTAGAACCTGAAGTTCCAGAAGAACCATTAGATCCGTTTGACCCTGACGTTCCTGAAGAACCGTTAGAACCGTTTGACCCTGACGTTCCTGAAGAACCATTAGAACCGTTTGAACCTGATGTACCACTAGAACCATTAGAACCGGAAGTTCCACTAGTTCCTGAGCTACCAGTTAAGCCGGAAGAACCTGAAGTTCCGCTTGACCCGTTTGAACCGTTTGAACCTGAAGTTCCTGAGCTTCCATTTGATCCATTAGAACCAGAAGTACCGCTTGTTCCAGAAGTACCAGTTGAACCTGATGTACCTGAGGTACCACTAGTACCTGAAGTACCTCTTGTGCCAGAAGAACCGGATGTACCGCTTGAACCAGAAGTTCCTGAAGAACCGTTTGATCCGTTTGAACCCGACGTTCCTGAGCTTCCATTAGAGCCTGAAGTTCCTGAGCTTCCGCTTGAGCCATTTGAACCAGATGTACCAGAAGTTCCAGAGCTTCCATTTGATCCGTTTGAACCAGATGTTCCACTTGAGCCATTAGAACCTGAAGTTCCTGAGCTTCCGTTTGATCCATTAGAACCAGAGGTACCAGAGCTTCCATTTGATCCATTTGAACCAGACGTACCACTTGTTCCAGAAGAACCATTAGAACCGGAAGTACCAGAAGTTCCAGAAGAACCATTTGAGCCGTTTGAACCTGAAGTACCAGAAGTTCCAGAAGTACCTCTTGTTCCAGAAGTACCAGATGAACCGCTTGAACCATTAGAACCAGAAGTTCCAGATGAACCATTAGACCCTGAGGTTCCACTAGTTCCAGAGCTT